GTTGGGAGTTCTGCACCCCGCTGCCCGCCGCGACTGCTGCGGGGCACTTCATCGTGTCCAGCAGGCACTACCGTCAGCAGCAACTTCTGGTGCAGAGCAGCACCTCGGCATTCATCTACAACCCGCTCGAAGACGGTTTTGTTGCCGTGCCCAGCCCCGCTTTGGCTGGCACCTTCGGTGCGGGCGCGAGTGGGGTGGCAGCCAGCTTCAGCACTGGCACCACGGTCGCCGCCTCAAGCCTGACGGCAACGGCTGGAACCACGACCGGCATCACGACCAACCAGACGCTCGCCCGCGACTTGCGCGGCTACTGTGTGTTCTTCGTTGGCGGTACGAACGCCGGCAAGCTCAAGACCATCGCGTCCAACACCATCGGCGCCAATGCGGTCATCACGTTCACCGATGCGGACACTGTCGCATTTGACGCGACCTCGCAGTACCGGCTCAAGACCCCGGTGTTCTTCGTAGTCGGTGCCGGTACGCTGGCGGCGGGCAGCTTCAGGAAATACTGCCTCGCTACGAACACATGGACAACGCTCAGCATCACGGGTCTGCCGGCGTCGCTGGGCACTGACGGCAAGATGTGCGGCACCCCAGCCTGGGTTGACGGCGGGTTCAAGAGCTTCGCCACTGGCACCGCCACGGGCGGCACCGGCACGACGCTGGCGAACACTGCGAAGACCTGGACCACGAACCAGTGGGCGAACTCGCAGGTTCGCATCACCGCAGGCACGGGGCAAGGCCAGATCAGAACAGTCGCATCCAACACCGGCACCACGCTGACCGTCAGCGCGGCCTGGACGACGAACCCTGACGCGACCAGCCAGTACAGCATCGAGGGCAACGACGACTTCCTGTACTACATTGGGAACAACGCCGTCACGCTGTACCGCTACAGCATCAGCGGGAACACCTGGACGACGCTGACGCCCGGTGTGGCGCGTGGCGGTGCCCCAGGCGCCGGTATGTCGGGCCACTGGATTCACAGCGTCCCGGCGGCCGACTGGAACAACGAAAACGCGATCCGCAACGGCCGCTACCTCTACAGCTTCAGAGGCAACGCGAACGCCTCACTCGACCGCTACGACATCGCCCTGAACACCTGGGAGGCCGTGACCTACGCGCCGGCCACGGAAACTTTCACCACAGGCACCAAGTACGCTTACTGCAAAGACCGCCTCTACATCCAGAAGGAGTCCACGGGTCGCTGGTTCGCCTTCGATTTTGCGGAGCAGGCCATGCAGCCGTGGAACACCATGACCTACACGCAAGGTGCGGCGGTGTTGGGTGACACCGCATTCGATGCGACCTACAAGGACGAGGCGACCGATATCGACTACATCTACATGGGGCTCAACACGAGCGCGGTGCTGCTGCGGCAGATGGTGGTGTGACATGACTCTCGATGACCTGATGCAAATGGTGTCGCGCCGCTTGGCCCATCTCAGCCAAGTGCGCAACGCTGCCGATGCTCTTGGCGACGTTGCCCGCGTGGCCGAGTTGGACGCCGAGATCGCGCAGACCGAGCAGACGCTCGCCCAACTCAGGAGCCTGTGATGAGCGCCGCGTTGCACGGTCTGTGGATGCTGGTTCAGCCGTGCTGGTACGTCTTCATGCCTGCGTGCTGACCTAGCCCGCGCCCGCCGCCCATGCTGCTGCTGCTCTTCGCCGCCGCCCCGCCGCCGCCCGTGGGCGGCGCGCTCGAGCTGCGGCCCGTGTTCGCCACGGGCGGGCTGGCGCTGGGGCCGGTGTTCGACGTTGGCGGTGCGCCCACCATCAGCACCGTCACGCCGGGCGAAACCAACGTCACGTTCACCTACACCGGCGCGGCCACGCACCGCCGCGTGTACCTGCTGGGCGGCAGCGCGGGCGCCTGGGTGGCCATCGGGGCCAGCCCGGTCACCGTCAGCGGCCTGACGGCCAACACCGAGTACACGCTCGAGATCAGCGCCGACGGCAGCACCGTCGCCGACAGCGAGGCCTTCGGCACCACCAACTCGGGCACGGGCGGCGGCGGCTTCGTGCAGGCGGGCACGCCGGCCACCGCGGCCGGCCTCAGCACCACGGCCGTGCGGGTGGGCCGTGCCACGGCGCGCGGCGTCGTCACGCCTGCTGCGGGCGCGGCCACCGTCAACACGCTGTTCTCGGTCGGCGGTCGCTCGAGCATCACCCCGGCCGCAGGGGCGGCCACCGCCGCCACGCTGGCGGGCAGGGCCACGCGGCGCGCAGGCCTCACGCCCGCGGCCGGCCTGGCCTCTGCCAGCCCGGTGGTTGGCAAGGCCACGCGGCGGGCCACGCTCGGCCCCGCGGCCGGCCTGGCCACCGCGGGCACGCTGCTGGCGCCCGGCAACCGCGCCGCCATCGTGCCGGCTTCAGGCCTTGCCACTGCCGCGGCGCTGGCCGGCAATGCGATCCGGCGGGCCAGCATCTCCGCGGCGGCAGGCATCGCTGCGACTCAGACCCTGACCCCGGCCGCGCCCGGCAAGTCGACCATATCGCCGGCCGCAGGGACAAGCGCTGCTGTCGCGCTGGCCAGCAAGGCGCTCAAGCGCTCCGCGCCGACGCCTGCCGCAGGGCTTGCCACCACTTCCGTGCTGTACGTCGTCGGGTACGTGCCGAGCGGCCTCCCGGACTACGCCCAGCAGCCGACGACGTCGGCGAGCTGGTCCTACAGGCAGACCGGCACGCTGTGGGCGCTGGTAGGCCGCGATGAGTGGGGCGGCCAGACGCTTCATGCCGCGCCGGTGCTGTTCCGGTGCGACTACGCCGTAGACAGCCGTCGGGTTGTGACTGCCGCGGGCGCTGAGTTCGCCACGAAGATGACCGTCTACACCTCACTGCCCGGCATCAAGCAGGGAGACATGGTGCTGATGAGCGCCACGGGGGAGCCGGATCCATTCAAGGCCGGCGCCGATGAGGTGCGCGCCGTCAAGGAGTACGCGGACACGTTCAGGGCAGACGCACCGGCGGACTATCTCGTCGCTACCTGACGCGCGGCGCGGCCTTCCTAGCATGCGCGGCATGGATCGCAACCGTGTCCGCGTGGTCAACCGCATGCCGCAGTTCCTGACGGCGACGCAGGCCCGCGCCCAGCGCACCGCGCTGGCCATGCTCATCCCGATCGGCAGCGAGGCCGCAGGCATGACGCCACGCGAGACTTCGAACCTCATCAACAGCCAGTACCGCGACGTGCAGCAGTCTGGCACCCGCGTAACCGGCCGCATCGGCTACACGGCCGAGTACGCCGCCGCGGTGCACGAGGCGCCCGGCACGCTGCTGGGCACGAACACGCCGCGCCCGAGCGGCAAGGGCGTGGTCTGGGGCCCCAGCGGAGAGCCCGAGTTCCTGCGCAAGGGCGCCGAGCAGGCCAAGCCGTTGGTCGAGCAGGCGCTGCGCCGGGGGATGCGGCTGTGACGGCCATCGCCGAGCGCATCGCAGCAGCCATTCGCCCGGCACTGATGGCCGTGGTGCTGTCCTTCGGCCGCGTGGCCGGCATGCCTGACCCAACGAAGCGCTATGCCGTCATCCGCCAAGCCGGCGGCGGCAGCGGAGACATCGTGCGCCGACCCCTCTTCACGCTTGACCTGATGGGCCTACCGAACGGAGACGCCACCCAGACAGCGGCACTTGCCGAGGCGGCTATCCAGCGCATGCGCGAACCCGTGGACGGCGTCGTGTTCCTGGCGCCCGGGGAGCCGAGCTTCACCACCACCGCCGAAGGGCGGCCCCTGTTCTCGATCGCCATCGCGGCGATCACCGAAACCGCACCTGCCTGATCGCAGAGGAGAGAGACCATGCCCGCCTATACCGGCCGCGACGTACTGATCGAGTTCGCCATCGGCGACGAGAATGCCACCCTCGGCAGCCTGACCTTCAAGGTGCTCGGCATGATGCGGGGCAAGGGCATGAACGTGAACTGGGACACGGTCGACGCCACCGGCGACAAGAGCCCCGAGTTCACGCGCCAGACGCTGGTGACGTTCAAGCAGGTCGAGTTCAGCGGCGACGGCGTGGCCTACACCGAGGCCATCCACAACCAGGCCGAGCTGAAGGCGCACATCTACAACCCGGGCGCGGGCACGGCCAACCAACCGAAGGCGTGGATCCGCCAGACCGCGCCGGACGGCGTGACCATCGGTCCGTTCATCTTCAGCTCGTGGGAGAGCGCTTCGCCGTTCGACGACGTTGTGACCTGGAGCACCAGCGCGCAGTCCAACGGCGCCGTCACCTTCACGCCGGCCTGACGGGCCGCGCCAACCAACAGGAGCCTGAACCATGCCCGCCATTTCCAGCATCGAAGCCAACGTCGTCGGCGACTTCTCGGCGCCGCTGACCACGCTCACAGCTAGCGACACCATCACCTTCGCGGCCAACCGCCGGCAGTTGCTGGTCATCCGCAACCCGACCGCGGGCAGCCTGACGCTCAAGATCGACGGCGACGGCGGCAGCACGATCAGCGTTCCGGGCGTTGGCAACGTCAACGTGGCCAACGGCTACGACATCATCGTCGGTGCGGGGCTGTCGCGCGCCGTCGTCCTCAGCAGCATCAGCGCCTACTGCCAGGGCACCGTGACGCTGACGGGCGCGGCCACCTGCATCGTGCAGTTGTTCAACCTCTGAGCGCCGGCCAGCGCCCAGGGCATGCTGGTCGAGCACGGCTTCGTCCGCGCGCAGCTGCCTGACGGGCGCGAGTGGACCTTCACACCCAGCATCGGCCGCATCGCCGATCTGGGCACGCCGGCCGGCATCGTCGAGACGTACGCGGCGCTGCACGGCCCGCGCGCGCCGCGCCTGGCGCGCGAGATACTGGCGGCGCTGTGCGACCAGGACGACGCCACCGACCTGATCGGCTGGCTTGACGCAGACGGTACCGAGCACCAAGGCGCGATGCCGCCTAGCGAGCGCGTCATCCTGGCGCAGCACCTGATGCAGCACGGCGTCTGCGGCAAGCCCCAGGAGCAGGGCCGCGGAGACGGCGGCAGCTACAGCAGCACCTTCGAGGCGGCCGAGTTCATCGCGCTGGCCCGGGTGCACCTGGGCCTGACGCAGGCCGAGGCGTCTGGGCTTTCGATGACCGAGCTTCAGCATCTGATGCGCGTCAAGTTCCCAGAGCAGGGCAAGACCGGCGCGCGCGACGTGCCGACGCGCGAGGAGTACGAGGCGGCGATCCGGCGACTCAAGGAGCGACGCGGTGAATAGCCCAGCGGGCCTGAACGTCGGTGGCGTCTATTACGACGTCGAGCTCAACACCGGCCAGCTGCTGCAGGACAGCCGCAAGGCCGACAGCGCGCTGCGCGGCGTCGAGTTCCGCATGGGCGACGTCGCGCTGGCGGTCAAGGCCCTGGCCGCCGCTCTGGCGCTGGTCAAGATGGCCCAGGTGGCCGACGACATGCGCCTGCTGGCCGCCCGGGTCGAGGTAGCGGCCGGCAGCATGGAGCGCGGCGCCGAGGCGATGAACGCGCTGGCGCGTATCAGCGCGCGCACGCAGACCGAACTGCAGGCGAACGTCTCGGTCTTCACTCGGCTGAACTCGTCGATCATGCAGATGGGTGGCGCGCAGCAGGACACGCTGCGGATCACCGAGCTGCTGGCGATGGCAATCAAGGTCAGCGGCGCCAGCGCGGGCGAGGCCGCCAGCGCGATGACGCAGTTCGGCCAGGCGCTGGGCTCCGGCCAGCTGCAGGGCGACGAGCTGCGCAGCCTGCTCGAAAACGCGCCGTACCTGATGAAGCAGCTGGCCGCCGGCATCGGCGTGCCGGTGGGCGCGCTGAAGAAGCTTGGTGAGGAGGGCAAGCTCACGGCCGACGTCGTGACCGCGGCCCTCACAAAGGCCGCCGGCCAGATCGAGACCGACTTCAAGAAGCTGCCGCAGACCTTCGAGGCCGCCATGATGGCCCTTGTCGACCAGCTGCGCGCCGCGAGCAAGGCGGCCGACGACCTGAGCGGCACCAGCGCCGTTCTCACGGGCGTTGCGCGCGGCACGGCCGAAGCCGTCGGCCTGCTGGGCGACCAGCTGCGCGCCGCTGCGGGAGAGGCCAACGGCCTGGGCCGGAACGACGCGATAGGCGAATGGTCACGCCGCACGACGCTGGTGTTGTCCTACGTGGCAGACGCCGCCGACCTGACCTGGCAGACGCTGAGCGTGCTCGGCCGCAACGTGCGGTTCGTGTTCGAGGGCGTGGGCCGCGAGATCGGCGGCATCGGCGCGCAGATCGCGGCGGTGATGCGCGGCGACTTTGCGCAGGCCAAGGCCATCGGAGAGCAGATTCGGGCGGACGCCGCTGCCGCGCGCTCTGAGCTGGATGCCGCCGACGCGCGAAGCCTGGGCGGCCGTCAGCTCGCCGGCGCCGCGATGCGCGAGCGCATGGGCGCGATGGCCACGGCCG